AAGAACATTCCTGCTAGACAGAGGTCATTTTTGGCTAGAATGGGGGGTGTTTTAAAGCAAGTCAGAGGTCAAAAGACCTTATCCCCTGCCTACTGGTCAATTAGGGCATGGAAAAAAAACTTTCCTTTATAGTAAATTTAGGGGTTGCAATCCCATTATAATTTCTTTATAACTGTATTTATGAATACAGGAGAAACTAAAATGACTAACATTACATTTACTGAAAAAGAAGAACTTGTTTTACAAGTATGTCTAGATGCTGCATTTGAGCCAAACATGATTGCTTTTGGTGACATTATTGCAGATGAAAGAATTAACCATTTTGGAGTTGATACTTTAAAAGGTGTGTTCGGCTCACTGGTTAAAAAAAACCTTATGTATTATGATGGTAATGATGAGCATGATGATTTGTATGCTTTCTTTCCACCAGTTGCAACTGATGATGAGCCAGTAAACGGATATGTTGATACTGTTGCTAAAGTTAAACAATGGTTTGAGAATGATAAGGAGTGGGCATAAGCCCACTTCTCAGGAGGTACAATAATGACTGACACAAAAAAATATAAAAAATCTTGGGGTACTGTTGTTTGTTGGGGTAGTTTAAAAGACACTGCAACAATCATGGTAGATTATAAAAGTAAATCAGATGACTTTTATGAAACCTATGATTTAGTTATGGATTGCTACGAGCCAGATGTTCATGGCAAAACATTCCCGGCTTTAATTAAATGGTTTACAAAAAGAAATGTTTACCCAGTACAGATTTCATCTGACCTGTAAATAATCCTGTATTTACTAAGTAGCCATTTCATTATATACAAAATGGAATGGCTACTAAACAAGAGATACTTTCCAAACTAGCTGCTTCACATGAACAAAGAATATCCAAAGTTCTTTTTGATCTTGAGGAAGATATCATTGCTCAATTACAAAGAGCCACAGATGGAGTTCCACTTACTACTGATCTAGCTATTCAGCTAAGACCAAATCTTAAAAGACTTATTGAAGAAAACTACCTGAAAGAAGGTACTAAGATAATCTCAGAATATGATGAGGTTGTTAAAGGATATATGGATTATATCAGGAGTGTTCCTGATAATTTAGTATCACCTAAATTTAAAACACTGACTAAACCTGATCTTAAACTTATCAATCAATTAAAGCAGCTATCCTTTAGTGGGTTTGAAGATGTAGCAAATAGATTTTTAGATACGATTGCAACAGAGGTGTATTCATCCGCAATCACTGGTAAACCATTTCCTCAGGTAGTAGAAAACATCAGAGCATCTATTAATGGTGTCTATAGACGAAGTAATGAAGCTGCAGTCAATAGATTAGTTGCGATTGTAGAGGAGAATAGATACTCAGATGATCCTATAGCTAAAAAGAAATATTTAGACGCAAGAAAAATACTTCATAGCAAATATGCTTCTGATATTAGAGGTGAGAATATGCGGAAGTACGCATCCCAAATAGCACATGATAGTATCATGCAGTTTGATGGTCAGTTTACTAAACACAAAGGTCAAGAAGCAGGAATAAACACATACAAATATACTGGCACAAACATTACCACCACTAGAGAGTTCTGTAGAGGTCAATTAAACGAGATTAAGACAGAAGAAGAATGGAGAGAGGTATTCACTAGGAACTGGAGAGGTAAGTCAGGATCAGATCCATTTACTAACAGAGGTGGATATAGATGCCGCCATAGTTTGATACCCTATGATCCTGCATGGGATGCAATAGAGGATGTTCAGGCTAAGATACAACCAAGAGCAACTAATATTAAAAAAACTTCTGATGTAAATTTAAATCCATCATCATTAGCATCACCAATAAAAGAGGATCAGTTAAAAGTGTTAAGTAAGGGAATGGTGACTGAAAGAATAGTGAAAAGAGTTTTAGAAAACTCAAAAGATAAAAGATATCCAAAAGATGCTAATGGCAAAGATATAGGTTTTGGTATTCCTAAAAAGTTTAAATTTGGAGATGTTTATTTAGAAGGCTTAGATGATAGAACAATATCAGCACTTGAGGCTATACTTGATGAATTAGATGAGTTTGCAGTTAAATTTAATATCCCAAAAATTAGACAAATTATTACACAAGATAATTGGGGAAGAAAAAGATTACCAAGAGCATCTATGGGACAAGGTAGATTATATCTAAATCCAGAGCATCTAAATTTAGATAGAAAATTATCACCAGTTCATCTAAGAGAAAAAGATAAAGCTAAAGCTATACTTAACAAAGAGGAAGATTTCCCAAAGGTAAAATATGATAGAACAACAGGCTTAGAGGCTGACAGTATATTACCTTACAATAGTTGGTATTATTATGATGATAAAGTAGATCAACTTAGATCAACATTGTATCACGAATTTGCACATCATGTTCATCAACAATTTGGATTTAAACTTGGCAGAACTGTATTTCAAGATGGCACTACATACGGAGTTTGGAGGGATATGAAATTTCCTTTAGAAGATAAAATATCTAAAATAAGAAAGAGAAGGTATAACACTGGAAATAACGCATATAACGGTGCAGTTGAATGGTTTGCAGATAACTTTTCATTCTACTATATGGGACAAAAGGATCTTGTTGATCCCAAATTCGTTAAATTTTTTGAGGAGGAGGTTTTAGAAAAATTATGATTTCAATAGAAAACAAAATTAAAATAGCAGATTTAGCAAACAAGAATAATATTACTGCTGATGATTATAAAGAAATATTTAGATTAAGGCAGGAAACAAAACCACATAATGACAAAGATGAATTGTTTTTATTATCAATAGATGAAGTTTTAGATATGAAAATTATTGAAATTATAGAAAAAGAAGGTAATGACAATTTCCTTGAAGAAGAAGATAAATAACTATAAATCTTAAATAAATAACAACTAAAGGAGTTATAATTATGGCTGACGAGCAACAAACGGAAAATGTAGAAGCTACAACTACTGAAAATGTAGAAGTCAAACAAGAGCAACCAGTAGAACAACCAAAACAAGTAGATATTGATAAGGTTGTCAAAGATAGACTTTATAGACAAGAGCAGAAACTTCTTAATGATCTAGGAGTATCTAATCTTGATGAAGCAAAATCAATCCTTGAAGAACGCAAAAAGCTAGAAGAAGAAAAGCAGCTTGAACGAGGCAAATTTGACGAGGTTATGAAAAAGAAAACTGTTGAATATAACGAGAAGATAGCCAAGTTAGAAAGAGAACTCAAGGATGAGAGAGTAGATAAACAGTTAATTAACTCAGCATCTAAACACAAAGCTATATCACCTGAACAGATCAAAGACTTAATGAAAGCAAAAGTTCAGTTAAATAAAGAAGGTAAAGTAGAAGTTCTTGATAATTCTGGAACACCTAGATATAACAAAGATGGAGATTTATTGACTGTTGATGAGGCAGTTCAAGAGTTTTTAACGCAGAACGCACATTTCCAAAGCGCAACCCCTAGTGGGAGTGGAAGTGTTGCCAATGTGGGCAAGTCACCTACGCAAAAGACTTTAAATATTGCGGACTTAGATATGAGTAATCCTGACCATAGACGAGAGTACGCAGAGTACAGAAAATCTAGGGATAGTATTATTCCAATTAAACGATAATAACGAAAGAAGGTAAATTATGGCTAACGAAAGCACAAGTAGTACACTTAGTGAACTATATACAGAGATCGTTGCCGAAGCTGAGTTCGTAATTCAAGAGCAATCTATAATGAAGAACTTGGTAAAAAATTACACTATCGCAGGTGGTGGCAAATCAGTAGAAGTACCGATTTATTCAGCTATCTCAGCGGCAGCAGTAAACGAGGCAACCGATTTATCAAACACTGCAGTTGATCCGTCATCAGTGACAATAACTGCATCAGAAGTTGGTGTAATGACTACACTAACTGATCTAGCAAGAAACTCAGCACCTAGAAATGTTGCTGCAGATATTGGTAGATTATTTGGTGAAGGTATCGCCAAAAAAATGGATCAAGACTTAATCGCACTTTTTGATGGTTTTTCAGTGACACTGGGAGATGGCACAGGTGCAATTACCGCAGCTTCTATTTTTAACGCAGCTTCTACTCTAAGAGCAGAAGGATTACCAACTAATGAATGTGTAGCGGTTTTACATCCAAAGATCGCATTTGATCTAAAAGCAAATTTGACAAATACTTTTGCAAACGCAAATGCAAATGATTTAGCAAACGAAGCATTAAGATCAGGCTTCATTGGACAGATTGCAGGTATTCAAATCTTTGAAACCTCAAATATGTCAAATACTGGTAATGCAGGTGATTATAAAGGTGCAATATTCCACAGGGATGCACTAGCTTTAGCTATGATGCAGGACATCAAGATTGAAACTCAAAGAGATGCTTCTCTAAGAGCAGATGAGATTGTTGCTACTGCAGTATATGGTGTAGGTGAACTACACGATAGCTATGGTGTTGAATTACACTTTGATTCATCAATCCAATAATATAAACTTATGGGTGGGGATATTCCCCACCTATTAATGTATAAAGGAACGATTATGGAATTAATGAAATTAAAAAAAGGTGAAAAGATTATCACTAGAACAAGATTTGATTACGAAAAGAATTTAATCCATTGGAAACTTAGAGGGTACGAGCCAGTGGAAGATAAGCCAAAAGAAGAAAAACCAAAGAAATCTAGGAAGAAGAAAGAAGATTAATGGCAGCAACATCAGTATTCTCAGTGATTAGTTCTAACATGACAGATTACCAACCTGATATTTTAGGATTTGGTATTACAGATTTTGATACTCAATTACAGTTTGCAGAAGATGATGTTTTAAGACAGATCAGGGAAGAATGGTGGGAAAGATACCGCCACACAGTCAGATACAAAGATATAACTAAGGTCACTACTTTAGAGATGGATAATAGCAAATTAACTGCTGCTCAGTGGAAAAGATCCACCATTTATAAAGCACTAGCAGAATATATTTATCCTCAACTAACAAAATGGAAAGATCCGCAAGGTGGAGATGGTGCAGATGCTTTCCAAGTACAAATAGAATTTTATAGAGCCAAGTATGCAGAAGAATTTAATGCTTGTTTAAGAGATGGTGTTGAATATAACGAAGATGGAGATGCTTCTGTGACTGCTTCTGAAAAAGAGCCAATACATCATCTTAGGTTAGTCAGATAGGAGGATTGTCATGTGTGATTTCTGTGGCG